CGGATGGGTGACAAAAACGTCTTCATCGACTTCGACATCATGGCTTTGCCTGAACTGCAAAGGGACATGGAGAAGATGGTGAACGGCCTGCGCTCCGCTGATTGGCTGACATACGATGAGAAGCGGGTGGCGATGAACTACGAGCCAAAGGGTGGTGCGTATGATGCCGCATACATTGCGCAGGGCCTCATCCCCATCGACCAGGCTGCAAGTGATTTGAGCGGCGAGGACATGCTCGGAGAGATATGAGCGCAGATGAATTGCATATCATCCACACGCTCGTGATGGCACGCTTCCCTAAGCTGCCCACCGAGCGGGGCTGCATCACCGAGAAGCGCATGAGGGACGCTGCCAGAGAAGCATACCGGACAAGACTGATACATGACATCACGGCAAAGAAGATCGTACTGGAGACGCTGGCACCAACTCCTAAAGAAGCATGAGGATGAAGGCTTGCCAAAGGTTCAGCGTGCTCTTACCAAGCAGGCCGAGCAGTTCATTGCCAAGGCTGAAGAGATAGGCTTTGACCGTGCCTTTCAGCAGTTCACACTTCTGGATGAGAACCTTCTGACAGTTATCAACAAGCTCCACAAATCGGTCGCGATGGAGTTTGGTAGGCTGACCAATCAGCAACTTAAGAAAGGGCAGAAGGTCTCATTCTTCAACGCAAACTTCCTGCTGACCATCACCGAACTACTCACAAAGCAGGCACTCGATCTGCTCTCACTGATCGAGCAAACGACTAAAGACCGGATCCTGAACATCCTCGTTCAGAGCACCGCCGAGAGATGGGGCTTCGCAGAGATTGCCCGGCGCATCACTCCTGAAGTGGCATCTCCGGCAAGGGCGTTGACCATCACCAGAACAGAGAGCAACCGAGCCGCCAACCTTGCCGCCATCGAAGCGGCCAGGCTACAAGACTACGAGGTGACAAAGGAGTGGATCAGCGTGATGGACTTCCGGACACGCCGGTTCAGTGAAAAAGACCAATACGACCATGCCCAGCTCGATGGCAGGGTGGTTGAACTCGATCAGCCATTCACGCAGCTTGGTCGCACCAACGGCATCACGGCATCCGCTGACTACCCACTCGACCCGGCAGCTCCTGCCGCTTTTACGATAAATTGCAGGTGCGTTCTCGGATTTGAGAACAAGCGGGACGCACAAGGCAGACTAATACCAAAAAGACGATAGCAATGCCAGTCGAACAATGTAGCAACGGAAAATATCGCATCGGAGATGGTGAGTGTGTGTATAACACCGAACGAGCGGCGAACCGGGCATACCAAGCCTACCTTGCCATCGAGGCGAGCGAGGCTGACGATGACGATGACGATGATGATGACGATGACATGAAGGGCATCGTCAATGCCATCATGCACAAGGAAGAGACCTACAACGACTACCCAGAGGCGGCCACCAACAACGCCAAGCGAGCACTGAAGTACAAGGAGGAGAATGGTTCATCGTGCGGCACACCGGTCGGATGGACACGCGCCAATCAGCTCGCCAACCGAGAGCGCATCAGCCGTGACACCATCGCTCGGATGGCATCCTTCAAGCGTCACCAGCAGAACAAGGATGTGCCATACTCCGAAGGCTGCGGAGGGTTGATGTGGGATGCCTGGGGCGGTGATGCAGGGGTTGATTGGGCAATTCGTAAATTGCAGCAGATTGACGAGAAAAATACAAGCATGATCTACGGTTACAAACGAATGACGCAGGATGTGAAGGATGTCGATGCCAAGAAGGGCATTGTCACCGGATACTTCTCTGCATTCAACATAAAAGACTCTGACGGTGATATCATCGTTCCCGGTGCCTTTCAGAAGTCACTAAATGAATGGTTCCCGAAGGGACGCATCAAGCACCTTCTGAACCATGACCCACGCCAACCGCTGGGCAAGATCAATGAGCTGAAGGAAGATAGCTACGGTCTCTACTACGAAAGTCAGATCGGCACACATACGCTTGGCCGCGACTTCATCAAGATGGTCGAGAGTGACCTCGTAAAAGAGCACTCCATCGGATTCAACGTGAAGGGCAGCAGAAAGGGTAAGGATGCCACTGAACTCTATGACGTAGTTTTGTATGAAGGAAGTTCTTTGACGAGCTGGGGCGCAAATGAATACACGCCTATGCTCGGACTGAAATCAATGGATGCAAGGATCGAAAGAGTCAAGAAACTTGAGAAGTTCATCAAGCACACTGATGCGACAGATGAAACCATCGAACTCTTGATGCTTGAGATCAAGCAGCTGAATCAACTCATCGAAGATTTGAGTAGCAAGTCGGCAGTCGTAGAGACACCGGCCGAGCCAAAAGTCGAGGTCGATGTAGCTAAAAATGCTGCCAATGCACTCGATATTTTGATACTCAAACATTTTTAAACAATTTTTACAATCGTACCAAAATGGAAGTAAAAGACATCGTCAGCGCGCTCGATCCGAAGCTCGCTGAAATCAAAAGCCAGGTGAGCGCAGAAGTCGCTGCACTGGAAGTTAAACATGCTGCCACTGTTGCGCAGCTGAACGAAGATGCCCAGAAGAAGGGCGAAACTCTCGGTGAACTCCGCGAGAAGATCAACGGACTGATTGCCGCCAATGGCAAGATCAAATCCGAGATGGAAAATGACGCTTTCGGTGGTGACCGGCAGAAGTCTTTGAAGGCTGGCATCATGGATGTCGTGGCCGCCAACTTCGAGGCTATCAAAAACGAGACTCCTTTCAACAGCTCCAAGGCAGTTGGAACGATGACCATCGGCAACAACCTGACCGGCACCAGCCAGATCAGCTACACCGACAACCCCATCCTGCGCTCGTTCTTCTCGCCTCACCTCTACAACATCTTCCGCATCATCCCGACTGCCACCGGCAACGTCACTTTCCCTCGTGGAAATGCTGCCATCGGTGAGGGTTCATTCGGAACGCAGACAGAAGGAAGCGGCAAAGCGCAAGTCGACTACGATGTGACGATGGTGAACACCAGCGTGCCTTTCGTAGCCGGTTACGCCAAGGTGAGCCGTCAGATGTTGCAAGACCTGCCTTTCCTGCAAGCCTACCTCTCTCAAAGCCTGCTGGAAGACTGGAACCGCGCCATCAACAACAGCTTCATGTCAACGATCACCGCTTCTGCCACCGCCGGCAGCACCTCTGCCACTCCGGTCGCTGAAAGGATCATCGACTACACTGCGCAGCACCTGGCTCTCGGCCTCGGTCAGCCAAATGTAATCCTGACCACGCATGCAGTGTGGGCATCTGTTCTGAAGACCCAGCCTACGAACGGCAGCTACGGTGTACCGGGTGGCATTACCATCGGCGCACAAGGTGAGACCCGCATCGTGGGCATTCCTCTGGTACCTCACTCACAAATCGTGAGCGGCAAGATCTATGTCATGAACACGGATGCGTTCGCCATCGCTCAAGCCTCCGGCCTCGCTGTTCGCAGCACAGAGACCGATCAGGACGATTTCATCAAGAACCTGGTGACCTACCGCGCTGAAGCCCGTGTTGCTCTGCTTTCCTTCCAGCCTACCGCTGCGATCTACGGAAGCGCGAGCTGATCCGACCTCTGATAAATACAAAGGGAGTGAGGCCATGTGCCTTGCTCCCTTCTTTGCTTAACACATAAACACACACACCATGCCAATCGGCTCCTATTCCTCGTTCAGAGACATCATGCGTCAGGTCTTGATGCACTCCCCAAAGACCATCCTTGACCTTGGTGTAGGGCATGGCATCAACGGTGCAGGCATCCGCAACTGGCTTGATGTAGGAGTAAAAGAAAATTACCGGAATACTTGCATCATTGGGGTCGAAGGCTTTTACGACTACCACTCGCCGCTTTGGCTTTGTTATGACAAGGTTCACCACTGCACTATTCAGCAATATTTGCAGTCAATTGATTTGAAGTACGACTGCGTCCTCATGACCGATGTCCTTGAACACTTCGACAAGGATGAAGGCAATGCAGTTATAAGCAAGATTGTGAACCATGTGCTGAATCCCGGCGGCATCCTCCTCATCAGCACTCCCGCCGTATGGATCGAGCAGGGGGCAGCATACGGCAACGAGCTTGAGACACATCGAAGCCTTTGGCACTTCACCGACTTCATCGGCATGCAGGGTGCGGAGATCATTAAGGATGGCCGTGAAGATGATATGGGCTACATGATGCTCGTGGTCAAAATTACAAAGCCATGAAGCTGCTCAACTCCATCCACCTTTACCCACCGCAACACACATGTGGTGCGGAGTATATGGCACACTGGATAAACAAGGACATCAAAGCAAATGGCGGTGATGTTCGTGTTCTCTTACATCAAGCCAACCACTACCGCATCAACTCGATGTACACCTACGATGGCATTGATGTGTTCCCACCGGAAGAGATGATCATCGAGCGGCTCATGACGTGGTCGGATGCCATCATGACGCATCTCGACTACACCGACTGGAGCATCGGCATTGCGCAAGTGTTCAAGCGTCCACTTTTCCACCTTATTCACAACACAAGCACATATCAGCGCATCGTGTGGGCAGAAGACCCGCAGTACATCGTGTATAACTCCGAATGGGCAAAAGCCCAGCTCAACTACGAGCATCCAAGCATCGTGGTCACACCGCCATGCGATTGGCGGCACTATGACACCAATGTTGACCCATCGTATAATGAAGCTATCACGCTGATTAACCTGGACGAGAACAAGGGCGGCCACATCCTTCGGCAGATCGCTGAAGCACTCCCTCATCGCAAGTTCATCGGCGTGATGGGCAGTTACTCCGAGCCTGCCGACAAAGGCCAGCATACCAACCAACCGCCAAACGTGACCGTCCTTCCAAAGACACCAACTATCAAGGATGTGTATGCAAAGACGCGCATACTTATCATGCCATCAAAATATGAGTCATGGGGCAGAACGGCAACTGAAGCCATGTGCAGTGGCATCCCGGTCATTTCGTCTGGTACGCCGGGGCTTCGGGAGAATTGTGGCAAGGCAGGACTTTACTTTGACAGAGAAGAAGTCAAGCTATGGGTTGACCAGATCGAGAAATTATTTCACCCAAAAGCCTACGATAAGGCAAGCAAGGCGGCCAAGATTCGCAGCCGTGAACTCGACCCAATGGCATCCTTGGAGAGACTTCGTAACTTTATGCGTCAGTCGATCACTGACCATAAACGACAAGCATGAACCTTCTCATCGATACCGAGATAGTGCAGGACTACACCACCGAGCCGGTGAGCGTAGCCGAGGCCAAGACCTATATGAAAATAGCGTTCAGCGATGATGACACGCTCATCGGTTCGCTGATCAAGAACGCACGCATCTGGCACGAGAACTACACCGGCCGGAACTACGGAACACGCCAACTCCATCTCACCATTGAGATGA